CAAGAGTAATGCGATGCACTACATTGTTGGTCAGGATGTATTGGGTGGCAAGTATGAGATATGTGAGATAATCAAATCATTAGACTGTATACTTATATATATACTAAAGGATGGAGAGATATTCATGTGGAAGTCTTTCAATTCTAATATGCCAATATCTATTGAGTACAATATAAACTTTTAATATGCCGACATACAAAAGAGTAGAGGGGGAAAAGAACCTCTTCACTGATGAGAATGGAAATCACTTCACTGTCACAGGTGGGGAGATGAAACAAATAGAAGTAGAAGTAAAGCCGAAGGAACTGACATTCGAGGAAAGGCTTGCGATGATGGATGAAAAAGTAAAGGAAGGAATAATTAAATGTAATCTAGATGACCCTGAAGACTGCGAAGCCTGTGGAAGCTAAATCTTTGTATGAGTTTATTGTAAGACCTATAGGTGGGAAGAGATATAACAATACAAAGTCTATAGGTGGAATTGATTTTATTGTAAGCACATCGGAGGAAGACCATAAATATGCAAATAGAGAAGCAGAGGTTCTTCAAGTTCCGTTGGGCTATGAGGGAGATATAAAGGTTGGAGACATATTGTTGGTACACCACAACGCCTTTAAGTTCTACAACGACATGAAGGGCAGGAGGCAGAGTGGTAAGAGTTTCTTTAAGGATGATTTGTTCTTTATAGACAACGACCAATTCTTTATGTACAAGCAGGATGGAAAATGGAAGCCACACGACAGATATTGCTTCGTGTCTCCTATACCACCACAGGACAGCTATATCTTCAAGCCATTCACACGAGAGCCATTGGTTGGGGTTATGGAGTACCCAAACGAATATCTTTCAACACAGGGCGTTAAAAAGGGCGATAGGGTTATTTTTAAACCTGAGAGTGAATACGAGTTCGATGTGGATGGGGTACTTATGTATAGAATGTTTGACCATCAAATAGTTGGAGTAGTATGAAAGAAATAAATGAACTTAAATCTAAAATCATAGCAGCAGGTAGGCGAGCAGTAGAGCAGCTTATCAAGGTTGCCAATGAAGAAATAATCACGGGTGGGGATGATGATGTGGCAGCAGACAGGCTCAAGAACGCAGCAGCTTCAAAGAAGCTAGCAATCTTTGATGCCTTTGAGATACTAAGTAAAATAGAAGAAGAAAGGGAAAGGCTTACAGGCGAGTCGCCTTCAAGCAGTAGTATAAACACAAATACAGGATTTGCAGAACGAAGGTCTAAATAGTATACTATACGAGGTAGTAAAGAACTACATACCCAAGAATGTTCTTACCAAAAAGAATAAGAATAAGTCTTGGGAGTATGGGTATAATAAAGACTATGACCTTATCATCATATCGAAGACAGGGCAGATAGGCGAGATATATAAAATTGAAGGGTTGTTTATAGCACTACCGAAAGCCCCAAAAGAGTGTCGTACACGACACCCCGAAAAATCAAATCAGTATTGGGAACGAATAGAGTTGCCAAAAGAATTAGGAAGAATCAAGTCTATCTTCCAATGGAATCAAATGCCATCGGATTTTAAATCAAGATGGGTTGGTTATATAGAGGAGGAGTTTGATAGGAGGGAGGATGGCTTTTGGTTTATGAACAACGGAAAGCCTACATACATTACAGGCTCACACTATATGTATTTACAGTGGACAAGTATAGATGTTGGCTACCCCGATTTCAGAGAAGCCAACAGGATTCTGTATATATTTTGGGAGGCTGCAAAGGCAGACCCAAGAGCATTTGGGATGGTGTATCTAAAGATTAGGCGTAGTGGATTTTCATTCATGTCTTCATCCGAGTGTGTTAATGTAGCCACGCTTGCAAGGGATTCAAGGATAGGAATACTATCAAAGACAGGTACAGATGCCAAGAAGATGTTTACGGATAAGGTTGTGCCTATCAACTCTAAGTTACCATTCTTCTTCAAGCCTATTATGGATGGTATGGATAAACCAAAGACAGAGTTGGCATACCGAGTGCCTGCATCTAAGATTACTAAAAAGAATATGCACACCATAGACGAAGATTCTATGGATGGATTGGACACCACAATAGATTGGAAGAACACAGACGACAACAGCTATGATGGGGAGAAGTTATTGTTGCTAATACACGATGAGAGTGGGAAATGGATAAAACCAAACAACATCTTAAATAATTGGAGGGTTACCAAGACTTGTTTAAGATTGGGTAGAAAGATTATAGGTAAGTGTATGATGGGTTCTACTGCCAACGCACAGAACAAGGGTGGTGGTAACTTTAAACACTTATACTATGATTCCAAAACTGAAACTCGGAACAAAAATGGTCAGACGAAAAGTGGCTTGTATAGTCTTTTTATTCCTATGGAGTGGAATATGGAAGGCTTTATTGACCGATACGGGATGCCTGTTTTGCGTACTCCTTCTAAGCCTGTTCGTGGTATTGATGGCGAAATGATTGATGTGGGTGCTATAGATTATTGGGAGGCAGAGGTTGACTCGTTAAAGAAGGATGCCGATGCACTCAATGAATACTATAGGCAATTCCCAAGAACAGAATCCCACGCATTTAGGGATGAGAGCAAGGCTTCGATATTTAATCTTACCAAGATATATCAACAGATAGATTATAATGACTCTATGATTAGGGAGCATTATGTAACAAGGGGGTCTTTCCATTGGAAGGATGGCGTTAAGGATACGAAGGTTGTATGGAAACCCGACCCAAGAGGTAGATTCTCTGTGTCATGGCTGCCATCAAAACATTTGCAAAATGGCGTAACTAAAAACTATAGGGGAGAACTTATGCCTGCCAATGAACATATCGGTGCGTTTGGTTGCGATAGTTACGACATTAGTGGAACGGTAGGGGGTGGAGGCTCTAACGGTGCTTTGCATGGATTGACTAAGTACAACATGGATGATGCGCCAAGTAACGAGTTCTTCTTGGAGTATGTGGCACGACCACAGACAGCAGAGATATTTTTCGAGGAAGTGCTAATGGCTTGCGTGTTCTATGGTATGCCTATACTTATAGAGAACAATAAGCCAAGACTACTGTATCACTTCAAGAACAGGGGGTATAGGAGGTTTTGCCTTAATAGACCCGACAAACCTACACACAGGTTATCAAAGACCGAGAAGGAGTTGGGTGGTATACCAAACTCATCGGAGGATGTAAAGCAGGCACACGCTGCTGCCATTGAGTCCTACATAGAAAAGCATATAGGCATAGATACAGATGGGGAATACAGGTCTCCCGATGACATAGGCATCATGCCATTCAACAGGACACTACAGGATTGGGCGAAGTTTGATATAAGCAATAGAACAAAGTACGATGCTTCAATTAGTTCGGGTCTTGCCATCATGGCTTGTCAGAAGCACAAGTACCTACCCGAAAAAACAAAGTCAAAAATAAGCATTAACTTTGCAAGGTACAATAATAAAGGAACTACAAGTGAAATAATAAGATGATAAAGAATGTCAACATATATAGCACAGGGTTTCCCGACCAATTAGCATCTAACGCAGAGAAAGATTCTCAGGAGTTCGGATTGAAGGTGGGGCAGGCTATACAATACGAGTGGTTTAAAAGAGATTATGGGAACTGTAGGTTCTATAGTAATTGGCAGGAGTTCCATAGGCTTAGACTATATGCAAGAGGAGAACAGTCTATCAAGAAGTACAAGGATGAGATTGCTGTCGATGGAGACCTTTCATACTTAAACCTCGATTGGACACCCGTTCCTGTTATACCAAAGTTTGTTGATATTGTAGTTAACGGAATGTCTGACAGGCTCTTCAAAGTAAAGGCTTACTCTCAAGATGCTCTATCCCAAGAGAACAGGAGTAAATATCAAGACATGATTAAGGGGCAGATGTTAGCAAGGGATGTACTTAATACCATTCAGGAGAATACAGGTCTTGACCCATTCACAATGGAGCAGGAGGAGTTGCCTAGCACAGACGAGGAACTTGGGTTGTATATGCAGTTGAACTACAAGCCTGCGATTGAGATTGCAGAGGAGGAGGCTATCAATACTGTCCTTGAAGAAAATAAACATTTAGACTTACGCAAGAGGGTTGACTACGACTTGGCTGTTTGTGGGTTAGGTGTGGTAAGACATGACTTCCAACACGGAGCAGGGGTAAAGATTTCCTATGTAGACCCTGCTAACTTGGTGTATAGCTATACGGAAGACCCACACTTTAAGGATTGTTTCTATTGGGGTGAAGTTAAGAATGTTCATTTATCTGAGATATATAAGATAGACCCCGACATCCGAAAGGATAAGATGGAGTTGATACAACAAGCAGGGCGTGATTGGTATGACTACCACAACTTGGAGCAGTTCTATGATGGGGAGTTGTTTAGTAGAGATACTGTAACCTTGATGTACTTCAATTACAAAACATCAAAGAAGATAGTATACAAGAAAAAGATTCTTGAGACAGGGGGTGCAAAGGTTATCGAGAAGGATGATACATTCAACCCACCACAAGAAATGTTGGATGAGGGTAGATTTGAAAAGATAGAAAAAACCATTGATGTGTGGTACGATGGCATCATGGTAATGGGTACTGATATTATTATTAAGTGGGAGATGTCTAAGAACATGGTTCGACCTAAGTCTTCATCTCAACACGCACTGCCTAATTATGTAGCAGTAGCACCAAGAATGTATAAGGGTACTATCGAGTCATTGGTTAGGAGGATGATACCATTTGCCGACTTGATTCAGATTACACACTTGAAGCTGCAGCAGGTAATATCAAGGGTTGTACCCGATGGTGTTTACATTGATGCCGATGGATTGAACGAGGTGGACTTAGGAACGGGCAACGCCTACAATCCCGAAGATGCTTTGAGGCTATACTTCCAAACGGGTAGTGTGATTGGTAGGTCGTACACGCAGGATGGCGAGTTTAATAATGCGAGAGTTCCAATTCAACAACTAAACTCTAATAGTGGAGCAGGTAAGGCGCAGATGTTGATATACAACTACAACCACTATCTGAACATGATTAGAACCGTAACGGGATTGAACGAAGCTAGAGATGCTTCAACGCCCGATGCTAATTCATTGGTTGGTCTACAGAAGCTGGCAGCATTAAACTCTAACACAGCAACAAGACACATCCTCGATGGTAGCCTATATATCTTTAGAACAATATCTGAGGCATTGACATATAGGATTGCAGACATCTTAGAGTATTCAGACTTCAAGGATGACTTTGTAAATAAAATAGGAAAGTACAATGTATCTATACTTGACAGTATATCCGACTTATATATCTATGACTTTGGAATCTTTATAGAGGTAGCACCCGATGAAGAGGAGAAAGCCATGTTAGAACAGAACATTCAGATGGCTTTATCGAGGAATGATATAAACCTAGAGGATGCTATTGACATTAGGGAGATTAAAAATCTCAAGGTAGCCAATCAGTTGTTGAAGTTAAAGCGTAAGTCTAAGATGGAAAGGGAGCAGCAGATGGCTATGCAACAGCAGGCGATAGCTGCACAGCAGAATATGCAGTCGCAACAGATGGCAGCAGGCATAGCTATGCAAAAGCAGGAAGCCGAAACGAATGGCAAAATCAAAGTGAAGCAGGCAGAGATTGCTTTTGAGATTGAGAAGATGAAGCAGGAGGCTGTGTTAAAGAGTCAGTTGATGGCAGAGGAGTTCCAATACAACCAACAGGTTTATGCTATGCAGCAGCAGTCTATACAAGATAGAGAAGTAAAGAGGGATGAGGAGAAGGCTAAAAGGATAAGCCAACAAAATACACAGCAGTCTAAATTAATTAATCAGAGAAAGAATAACTTGCCACCAATTAGGTTTGAATCTAACGAAGATAGCTTAGATGGATTTGACTTGGCAGAGTTCTCTCCAAGATAATCTAATATGGTTATATTATGTGTATTGCTATTCATAATAGCACTAATCGGTAATGCCGAAAACGATTAAAAATAATTTATTAAATTTGTAATCAAATGGAATTAAAAGTTAGAGAAGTAAGTGCAGAAGAAAAGTCTGTTCAAGAAGTAGAGCAAGAACTTGTTGATAAGCACGAACAAGAATTAAATGAAGAGATAGGCTCAACGGAGTCTGTAGAACAAGAAAGTCCTGTAGAGGAACAGGTTGTCGAAGAAGAAAGTCCTAAAGAGTTTGGCGATGATGATGTGCTTGAGTATATCAAAAATCGTTACAACAAAGACTTGTCTTCTATTGATGAGTTGTTCGAGGAGAAGGTAGTCAACCAAGAACTTCCCGAAGATATTGCTGCGTACTATGAGTACAAGAAAAAGACAGGGAGGGGAATGGATGACTACATCAAACTCAACAGAGACTTTGACAGTATGGATGAGAACCAACTTCTTAGGGAGTTCTACATAGCAAATGGCGATGCCTTTGATATGGAAGATGTAGGGTTATTGATGTCCGAGTTTTCATACGATGAAGACTTGGATGATGAGAAGGATATCAAGAGAAAGAAGTTGGCAAAGAAAAGAGTTGTTAAACAGGCTAGAAGTTTTTTCAACGAGCAAAAACAGATGTACAAAGAACCCCTTGAGTCAAGTACGGTTCAAAGGTCTGAAAGCGAGGAGAAAGAAATGGAAGCCTATCGACAATATATAGAGCAGTCTAAGACTTATGAGGAGGAGGTAAAGCGTAAGCGTGAGTGGTTCGAGAAAAAGACCAACGAGGTATTCTCAGATTTCAAAGGTTTTGATTTCAACTTGGGAGATACCACGCTAAGTTATAGTCCTTCTAATGCTGACGAAATCAAGAGGTCTCAGCTATCTCCACAAAACTTTATATCAAAGTATTTGGATGATAACGGGATGATGAATGATGCAGCAGGTTATCATAGGGCGTTGGCTGTAGCTATGAATCCTGAGAAGTTTGCTAGATTCTTCTATGAGCAGGGTGCAGCGAGTGCAACGGAAGATGTTACTCGTAAGATTAAAAACATTCAAATGGATGAAAGGAAAGCACCTGAAGTTACTAAGAAGGGTGGAACGCAATATCGTTCCGTAAGCGACAATTCGGGAAGAGGTTTAAAAATTAAAAGTAAACGAAAGTAAAAAAATAAGTTATGGCAGGTTCATTACAAGCAACGCCAACATATGCGTTGCAACCTTCGGCACAGCAAGTGCCTACAGCTACGAACTATATCAGCGACTTCAATTTCTTAAATCAGTATCTACCCGATACTTACGAGAAGGAGTTCGAGAGATATGGTAATCGTACAATCTCTTCATTCCTTCGTATGGTAGGAGCAGAGATTCCTTCAAACTCTGACTTAGTAAAGTGGGCAGAGCAAGGTCGTCTTCATATTAAGTACACTAACTGTACAACAGGTACTGCAACTAATGCAGACACTGCTACATTCGCAATCGCTGATGTAGGTGTTCCTGCGTTTAGTGCTAACAACGGTATCGCATTGAGAGTAGGTCAAACAGTTATGATTGTTCGTAATGATGGTTCGGGTTCTAATAAGGCAGTTATTACAGCAGTTGATACAACACCAACAGGACCTACTTCACAGGGAACTATTGATGTTGCGTTCTATGAGGCTGATGGTCTAACGAATGGTTCTGCTTCTAATGTGTTCACAATCTTTGTTTATGGTTCTGAGTTCAAGAAAGGAACAGCAGGTATGCAAGGAAGCCTTGAAGCTGATGACGACATCTTTGAGAACTCTCCAATCATCTTGAAAGACAAGTATGCTGTAAACGGTTCTGATATGGCTCAAATCGGTTGGGTAGAAGTAACAACTGAGAACGGGGCAACAGGATACTTATGGTACTTGAAGTCTGAGCATGAGACTCGTCTTCGTTTCGAGGATTACTTAGAGACAGCTATGATTGAGGCAGTTCCTGCCGAAGTTGATTCAGGTGCAGCAGCAGCAGCAGTTGGGTTGAAAGGTACGGAAGGTATCTTCTACACAGTAGAAAACAGAGGTAATGTATGGGCAGGTGGTAATCCTGCAACTCTACAGGAGTTTGATACAATCATCTCTCGTCTTGACAAGCAGGGTGCTATCGAGGAGAATGTATTGTTTATCGACAGAGACTTCGGATTCGACATTGATGATATGTTGGCAGGTCTTAACGGTTACAATCCTTCAGGTGCTTCTAACGCTGCATCTTTTGGTCTTTTCGACAACGATGCTGACATGGCATTGAATCTAGGATTCTCAGGATTCCGTAGAGGATATGACTTCTACAAGACAGATTGGAAATACTTGAACGACCCAACTATGCGTGGAGGACTTCCAACGGTAGCAGGTTCAGGTCGTGTGAATGGTCTATTAGTACCTGCGGGTACAACAAGCGTATACGACCAAGTTCTTGGTAAGAACGCTAAGAGACCTTTCCTACACATTCGTTACCGTGCTTCTCAAGCAGAAGACCGTAAGATGAAGACTTGGATTACAGGTTCAGCAGGTGGTGCAGCTACATCTGATTTAGATGCAATGGAAGTAAACTTCCTATCTGAAAGATGTGTATGTACAATGGGTGCAAACAACTTCTTCTTATTCGAGCAATAGGATTAGGTTTATAATACAGGTTTTGTAATAATGAAAGGATATGGGGGTGTCTTACACGACACCTCCTAATCCATTAAATTAAATTAAATTCAAATGAAAAGAGAAATAAAAGACCGCAACTATAGGTTGATGAGAGGTTCTGCGCCTCTAACATTCATACTACCATCAAAGCATACGAGAAGATTCCCTCTATTACATTTCGATGAAGAGAAAAATCAGAACAGGGTACTTAGGTATGCAACCAATCAGAATAGCCCATTTGAAGACGAGCAGGATGGTAATGCAATTATTGCGCCAATCGTTTTTGAAGATGGCTTTCTTTCAGTTCCAAAGACCAATCCCGTACTTCAACAGTTCTTACACTATCATCCATTGAACGGCAAGAAGTTTGAGGAGATAGACAACGAGAAGGATGCGCAGGAAGAATTAGATTATATGGTTCAAGAGATTGATGCTTTGGCTGCAGCAAAAGACTTAACCATTGAGCAGTTAGAAACTGTAGGTAGAGTTCTTTTGGGTAGGGATATATCTATGATGACCACTGCTGAACTTCGTAGGGATATGTTGGTGTATGCAAAAAGAGATGCAGAAGGATTCATGTCGGCAGTAACAAGTCCTGAGTTACAGTTGATGGGTACTATCGGTAAATTTATAGATGAGAAGCTATTGTCAATCCGTAACAATGGAAGAGATGTCCACTATAACCTAAAGGGTAATAAGAAAAGGCTAGTGGCAGTTCCGTTTGGAGAGGATACATTAGAGTTCCTATCTTCATACTTCAAGAGTGATGAGGGCGTAGAAGTCCTTGAGTTCTTGGAGAAACAACTTGATTAGATTCTTTACAAACATAATTTCCTTTTTTGTTGAAGTGGGTTGGTAGAAAACTCACTTCTTTTTTTTGCTTATCTTTGTACAAAGACTTAGCATATGATAAACTCTGTAAGAAATACAGTATTAGCTATACTCAATAAGAACAACTACGGATATGTTTCTCCATCTGATTTCAACCTGTTTGCCTTACAGGCACAGATGGATATATTTGAAGACTATTTCACTTCATATAACTACTATGTATCGAAGGAGAACGCAAGGCAGTCGGGCACGGGTTATGCTGATGTGAAGAAGGGCATTGAAGAAGTTATTGATATGTTCTCTGTAGAGAATGATTTGACACACGACACCAACAACAAATTCTTTTTACCATCACAAACCACCACAGGCGATGACTACTATTTCATTAATAAGGTTTTGGTTGTGGGAACAAATACCATTGAAGCCGAGAATGTTTCTAATAAAAACATTACAATGCTTACTAGCTCTCTACTAACAAGTCCAACGGATTTATTCCCTGCGTACAATCAGCAAGGGGATTCTGTGTATCTATACCCTACAACCATTGATACTCAAGGCGATGTGAAATGTCAATACATTAGATATCCACGGCCACCGAAGTGGACATATGTATCGCTATCGGGTGGAGAACCTTCATTCGACCAATCGCAGCCTGACTACCAAGACTTTGAGTTACCAAATGAAGACGAGAGGAGATTGGTAAACAAGATACTTCAATATGCAGGCATGAGTATCAGAGAGATACAGGCAGTACAATACGCACAGGCAGAGGAGCAGATTGAAAGTAACGAACTAAAATAATAAGTAATGGCATATATAACTCAATACCAATATTATGAGAATGGTGGTACACCACCGACTGATGCTAATTGGGGTTCGTACCAATATGTTAGCTTGTTTGATATTGTCAACAACTTCATGTTGATGTATCAAGGAAACAACAGCCTTGTAAATAACGAGCCGAGATATAAGATTCTATTCCACGCAAAGAGGGGGATACAGGAGTTGAACTACGATGCGTTCAAGGAGATAAAGGTTTTGGAATTAAATGTATGCGACAACCTTAGATTTGTGTTGCCCGATGATTATGTGAATTGGGTAAGAATATCTGTATACAAAGATGGATTGTTATTACCACTTACGGAAAACATACAGACCAACTATAGCAAGGCGTACCTTCAAAACAATGACTGTAGCCTACAGTTCGATGTGGATGGCAATGTTATAGACACGGAATCTCAGATAGATGCAGATAGATTGGCAGGCACAAAGAAAAGCATATACCTAAATCAAGGGCATGGCTTTGATGGATTGGAGGGATACTGCTGTGATGGCGAGTGGTACTTCGACTATCAGCTTGGCATGAGGTATGGATTAAACACAGAGACTGCGAATGTAAATCCTACATTCAGCATCGACAGAAAGAGTGGTGTTATAAACTTCTCGTCTGATATGGCAGATCAAAAGTGTATCCTTGAGTATGTGTCTGATGGTATGGAGAATGGAGACAACTCTAAGATAACTGTAAATAAATTATTCGAGGATTATATCTATGCGTACATTGAATACGCAATCCTTAATTCTAAACTTGGTGTGCAGGAGTATGTAGTGAATAGGGCGAGAAGAAGAAAGTCAGCACTCCTAAGAAACGCTAAGATAAGATTAAGTAATATACATCCGAGTAGGCTTCTTATGAACTTGAGGGGTCAAAACAAGTGGTTGAAGTAATATGGCAAATTTTCAAAGGAACTTTGTATTGGGTAGAATGAATAAGGATACCGACCAACGCCTTATTCGTAACGGGGAATACATTGATGCAGTAAATATTAGGATTGGTTCTGATGAAAACAATTCCGAGATTGGTGCTGTGTCTAATGTAAAGGGTAACACCAAACTTACTACCCTAAGATTTGAAGACACCAACCTGTCCGACCAAGCGAGGTGTGTGGGTGCGTATGAGGATGGAGAGGCAGAGACTATCTATTGGTTTGTACACGACTCAAACTTTACTGCGAGTAACACAGGTAAGTTGGACATGATTGTTTCCCTTGATGTAAAGGATAACATACTTACATACCATGTGGTATCTATAGATGATGGAGGAGGAGCAAACACCACCCTTAACTTTGATGAGCAGTATCTAATCACAGGCGTAGATTTAGTGGATGACCTGTTGTTCTTTACGGATAACCTAAATCCACCGAGAAAGATAAACATAAACAGGCAGTACGAACTACCTGCATCATTAACATCTACCGATGGCATTACAGCAGAGGAGTTGTTGGTTTTAAAAAGACCACCTGTAAACTCGCCAAGCATTGAACCTGTTGAAACATCCACTCAGAACAACTTCCTTGAAGAAAGGTTTGTGTCATTTGCGTACAGGTATAGATATGAGGATGGCGAGTATTCAGCCACATCGCAATTCTCTGCACCTTCTTTCATTCCTAAATCATTCAATTTTACTAACGATGCCTTTTTAAATGAAGGGATGGTTAACTCCACAAATGCCTGCATTATCACATACAATACAGGTGGGTTCTTAGTTAAAAAGATAGAGTTGTTGTTCAAGGATATAAACACAGGTATCATCAAGGTAATAGAGAGTTTAGATAAAGAGGAATTGGGATTGGTTGATAATGATGAGCAGACATACACATTTAGTAACAGCAAGATATTTACCGTTCTTCCCGATAGCGAGATACTTAGGCTTTATGATAATGTTCCTCGATTAGCAGAGGCACAGACAATCATGGGTAACCGTTTGGTATATGGGAACTATGTAGAGGGATATGACTTATTGGATATTGCAGGAAACGAAACTAAACTAGAATATACTACAGAAGTGGTTTCTAATGAAGTGGGTCTTGAAATTATAGATACTGTAACCTCGTCAGGAAACTATACCATAAATGGCTCACAGGCTATATCATCATCAGTATTAGATATAGACTTAACCGATGTAGAATTAAAGCAAGGTGCTGTTTTATACATAGACTTCACGATTGTACACAATAGTTTTTCGGGAGACACCCCACCACCTGTTGATACCACAGATTCAACAAGCATAAGTTTTACTTATACACTTCAACAAGATTTTGATAGTGCATTTGAGTTGGCTAACGATACAGACTTTATTGAAAAAATAGGTACAGCTACCAATATACAAAC